CATGAAAGGGATGCTACCAGTAGACTGACTACCGTTAGCAGTAGAAACCCCGTTACTCCTAACATCACCCCAATAGCCTCCCAAGCCTCCACCTCCACTTGCCAGCCATATGTTCTCATCATAATGATCAGAAAGGCCCCTACGAGAATCAGGAACATAATTGAGAAAGCAGCTAATAGGTAAACCGCGAGTGGTTCCCCCGTTGCTAAGTATAGGAGTGCTAAAACCGAACCAGCCCTTGCTACTGTAGTCGTAAAGTCGCTGTGCAAGATCGTAGTCAGTATACTCTTTATACGTTGCACCATAGACTGAGGCTCTTGCGAATGCTTCTTGTGCATGAGTTTCATCCTGCCATAAATATCTGTCTTTTAAAGTTTCTATTGAGAAGTTATTAAGATCATCTTCTCTAGAGTAATCAATCTGAATCCCTAGATAGTCTTGCTTCCCAATCTTTGATGTCATTAATGTCATCCTTTTCCCTTAGTTGTGATTGCCTGTACCCCTTGGTACGTGCTTTATTTTGTTTCTTATTCTTTACTTTGTTTCTTTTATGAAACATTTCAGACCTTTCAGTCTTTCTATCCCAGTTGTCTGCCATTACTATTCAACTGTATCTGATTCTAAAATAGCTAGTAGTCTGTTCTCGTACCACTGTGCCTTGCGTAGGTCTTTAATAGCGCTTCCTTTTCTTCTGAAGCGCCACCTGTACTTGAATGAGTTACCTCTAAGGTAGCCTATGATTTCTTCTCTAGACATCATAGACTCCATAGCATCAATACATTCTATGTCTCCCTGCTGGGCGTAGTGTGCGGGGCTATTGACATCTTCATCACCCCAAGAAGTTTTGAACTTATACCCTTGACGTGTGTAGCTATCTTTCATCTTTTCCTCTGCTAATTTATAGTCTTCTTTTAACAGATCACCTAACATTTTAGGGTCATCTTTTGTGGGGAATAGTGGGTGTTGGTCTGGGCCGTTACGGTTCCATTTGTTTATCCTATCCCACGCTTCTGGTGTTGCGTCATCAATACTCATTGCATTTTAACCTTTAGTTTATCATTACGTTTCTTATACTCATCAGACTCCCTAGCCTTAGCGTCAATCCAATGATCAGGGATTGTGTCTTCACTATACCATCTGAAGTCATGTGCTTCAGCCCACTCAGCGTGAGATCTTTTAGTACCATCTTTACGCCGCTTAGATCCGGGCATAGGGGCAGCAGGGTTGGCAAAAAGAAATACTAGCTCAACATCTTTAGGTAAGATCTTCTTGACCCAGATGTACTTATTATACTCTGCGAAGTCCCAGAATCTACCCTTAGACTCAAGCAATATCTTCTTGCCGTCTACTTCCCTAACAAAGTCAGGCTCGTACTTATGTTCAATAACATATGGGACTTTATCAACATGATGTTCCCAATCCTTTAGAATTGATTCATGTAACACAGCCTCCCAGATAGAGTCGTACTTACTACCATCCTCTTTAAGATACTTCTTAGGACGGGGTACTCTAGCTTTACGCCAGCCATTTTTTACTTTAGTTGCGATGAGGTAGTACTCTTTCTAGTTGTTCCATGTTTATCTCCTCTACTACATGTCCAAGTTTAACAAGCTTCTTCATTGTCTTACGTACCCACTTAGGACTATAGAAGTTCAGTCTAAGTGTCCTACCTACATAGAAGTAAGAGGAGGGAGGAATGAACTCACGTACATTACTGATACTAATCTTTGATTGTTCTTCTTCAGTCACAAGAGTTTTTAACCATTGGCACAGCACTATGTCTGTTTGTCTGCTGATTCTTTTACAGATCTGTGGCTTCATTTTATAAAAATCTCCTGTACGTTTGGTGTGGATGTGACTCTTGTGAAGTACTTAATACCATTAGAATATTTAAAAGCTCTCAAGCCTTTACCATTGTTGGCATCTGACCAGCATTGATTCTTAAAGCCACAGTAGGAACAACCAGAGCCGAGACGTAGGTTACCTTTCTTTCCTTCCACTACAGGTTCGTAGCATCTTTCAGGGGGAGTCTCTGACGCTAAGTTATTTTTTAGAGTCTCTATTCTAGTGTTGACATTGGGTTTTGTCAAGCCGCCGGGCCTAAATAAAGCAAGTTCTCCTGTCTCTTTGTTGATAGCAAGGAAGCCACCATTGTCTGTACCCTCTGCTGCTTCATACCCTGCAAGCTGGTACATGTAACCAAAAGGATCATCGTGATATAGGCTACCTTCTTTGAACTTCTTGAAGCCGAAGTTAGATGCAGTCTTAACGTCAACAACTTCTCCGTTTATCTTGCAGTCCATGTGACCCTTGATACCATCTACCTTAACTTCTTTCTGCTCATCAGTTACCTCATGTCCTGCTAACTTCACAAGTAGTAAGAGCAACTCTTCAAGAAGATGCCCGTACAGAAACTTAATGTGAGTAGATCCTTTCAGGGGAGGTGCAGGTGTGTCGCTATTTTGCTCGTACCATAACTGTCTGGAAGGCTTGCCTATGTTGCTCATGCGTAGTCCCTTAGACTGCTTGTGCGGTTCAGTCCAGTGAACAAGGGCAGACTTCATACGTTCCCCGAAGTCATGTATAAGATCATCTGAGATGTCTATTTGTTTACCTTCTGATAACACTTCAATCATCTTGTAGATGTCAGGTACTAGGTTGTCTAAGTTTTTAGAAGAGTTCAAACTGTACTCCTTCCGTGTTAAAATGTTTATTTAAAATAGTTTCTGCTACAGCAGTAGAGCAAACAAACCATTCACCTTTACGTTCATGCTTCTCTGATAGAAGTTTGTGGGCTTCTGCTTCTGATTTTCTTCTGTCACTAACAGGGTAGGAAGCGTGTATTCTGTAGTCTCTGTAAGGTGATCCTGTTTGGTATTGTTTTAATCTATCTTCAGAGTCAACAGCCATGCCTACTTTTATCCAGCTAGGGAAAGAAGGGTTATATATTATATATACCTCACCTTCTTGAGCTATCTCGTAGTTTTCTAGAGAACTAAAGGCTGCATCAGTAAACCCCTTGTACCTGCCGGGTTTGTGTAGCGGGTGGGACTTGGGGATGTAGTTACCGTCTACCCACATTCTTGTATTCTGAATGTTCTGTGCCACAGTAGCCCTACGTCTACTTTTGTCATGGGCATTTATGTACCACCATTCTCCATCTTCAAAAATGTACTCGCCATTCTTAGGATTAGTAGGGTTAGTGGGTTTCTGACCAGTTACTTCCGACATTATACTCTCCATCCAGTGGACATTTAAGATCGAAGTGCAGACCAGCTTCTATGATAGCCTCAACACCCAACCTACCTACCTCATCAGCTACAGACTCGTCAGCCTCTATCTGCCATTCATCATGTACGTTAGCCACGAAGTTAGCGTCTAGCTTCTTTATCTTTTCATTTAAAATGATCAAAGCTTTCTTCATAACTATAGCACCAGCACTTTGTAATAGAGTATTTAGTGCAGCATGTTGGCTGCGAACTGTAAGCTTACGCCCATCTAGTCCTTTGATGTAGCCCTCTTCTGATGCTCTTGCAACTCTATTCTTGAGAGCCGCGAATGCTGGAAGATTATCGAAGAAAGATTGTCTAAGTCTTGCACCAACTGATCTACCTCCCCCAGCCACGCTTCCAAGCTTTTCATCTCCCGCTCCGTATAGGAGGGCATAGATGAATGTCTTCGCCTGATTTCTTGATTCAAGTCCCGCAAGTTTTTGATTAGCGGTATGTATGTCTCCGTTAATGATTTCATTTGTGTAATCCTCATCGTCCATATAATGTGCAAGCATTCGTAGTTCAAGTCCACTAGCATCTATACCTACCAGCTTCTTGCCTTTAGGTACAGTCCATAATGCTCTACAGTTAGAGCCAAAAGGTGAATTAGATGAAGGCACTTGGGCCATGTTGGGTTGTCTGTGTGTCATCCTACCAGTGATAGCACCATTAGGAATCACAAAGCCGTGTACTCTCCCGTCCTCTTCAACTGCTTCACACCAAGAGGTAATCTGAGATACTCTCTTCTGGTACATTAAGTAAGAGTTAATTAAGTCAGCCTCAGGGATACCCTTAACTTCTGCTAATGTCTTTTCATTTACAATAGGTCTACCATGAATTGTGAACTCAGTAGGCTTCCAGCCAAAGTCTTGTAAGTACTCACCAACCTGCTGCCTTGATGCTAAGTTAAAGTCCTTAGCTCTACTGCGTATTACAGGGTCACACTTACTCAACTCACCTTCTGCTTTCTCAATCTTCAGGGTCATCAACTCGTACTCTGGCTTAGTCATTCTGACACCAGTTCCACTAGCTAACGCACAAGAGTCTGCCATCTTACTTAACTTTCCTGTCGCTGTGTGGCGAGGGTATAACTTTATCTTAGTTACCTTTGGTTTAAACACATGCTTAACCTTTGCCTCTGTCTTAGCGACCACCGAGCGTAGGTCAGCGAGAAGAAGGTCAGCCTCCATTGCGTCGTATAAGAACCCATGTTTCTCTTGCTCCTTTAGGATCAATGCTACTGCATGTTCAATCTCTAGTGACTCCTTACTGAAGCCGCGAGACTCCTCACGTAAGGCATGGTACACCTTTAGGTTAAGCTCTACATCTTGTATACAATAGTCTAGCATCTCAGGTGAGAAGCCACCTGTAAAGTCTTTGAAGTCTATCTTACTAGAGCCTAGTTTGTATCCCCAAGACTTTAGGCCGTGACCAGCTTCTCGTACAGGGTCGAACAGTCTAGATAGTACCAATGTATCTACTATCCTTTGTCCTTCTCCAAGTGTCTTGAATCTTGTCAAGTCTTTTAGTACAGGGATGTCGAAGCCTATGATGTTGTGACCAATTAACTCGTCAGCATCTGAAAGTAATTCGCACCCTTCATCTATCTGATTAGGCCCATAGGTGTAGACTTGCTCAGTGTCTATGTCTTTAGCAACGATGCACCATATCTTGGTGGCGTTAAGGTCATCAGTTTCTATGTCGAATACTAATCTCATTACTCAAACCCCAATGCAATTTCATTATTGTCCGATGCAGAGTTAGTTAGGTCATCAGTTTCTACTTCAGCTAGCCTACCTGTCTCATCATCAAACACTAGGGATGTGGCAAGTCCAACGTCACCAGTGTACCTACTCTTGAGTATGCGTACCTTAGTTGTTGATGCCTCCAGTGGGTCATCTGATTGCTGGTTCCTTTCAAGTGATATAACACAGTCAGATAACTGAGCAATAGACTGACTGCCTCTGAGGTGTGACAAACCTGTCTCTATGCCGTTCTCATGGCCCTTGTTGCCGTCTACCCTACGTAGGTGGGACACAAGTATAACACCTGCTCCTGTCTCTTCTACAAGGGTTCTTAGTCGGTGCATGATAGCATCAATTGACCGTCTCTCGTCACCTTCCACCGTAGTGGACACTAACATGTGTAGGTGGTCAATAACTACCCACTTACAGTTGCAACCAACTATCATGAAGCGAAGCTTACTGAAGATAGAATCAATATCATTTGCACCAAAGTGCGCGTGAATCCATACACGGTTATTGTTCTGACCATCATACATAACATCAAAGAAGTTATCTAACTCCTCCTCTGTGTATTGGTCTCTGATCCTGTCGATGTGTAGTTTGGCGTTTGCTTCAATAGAAAGTATTCCATCTACTGTTCTGTTGAAGGTTTCTTCTAACGCGATTACACCTACGTTATCGTTTGTTGTTTTAATTAACCAGTGCTCAAGCTCTCGCGTAACACTAGACTTACCTAGTCCTGTGCCACCAGTTAATGTTATCAACTCACCGTGCCGTAGCCCTTCTAGCTTCTGATTCAAACCGTCCCAAGGGTAAGGGTAAGACTGAACCTTCTCTCTATTCTTATACTTGTCACGATTCTCAGTGACACTAAGAACACCAGACGGTGTATAAGTTTTAGCTGACCAGAAAGCTTGCACATAGTTTCTGTGGTCTTGTCTGTTCAGCATCTCATTGGCATCTTTGTAGCCTTCAGGTAGCGTCATCACCCTAGCCTTACTGGGCTTGAGTAAACTAGCTACACGCTTGGCTGCTTCCCTACCTGCCTTGTCTTCATCGAAGTTGATGATGACTGTATCAAAGCTTTCAAGGTACTCAAGTGATGCTTTCACATCACGCTCTGCACCGTTAGCTCCTGATCTTATACTAACTACAGGCCACTTAGAACCTAGCAGTTCGTATGCAGCCATAGCATCACACTCTCCTTCCACCAAGGTGATGTACTTACCACCCTCTTGGAATAGGTGCTCACCGAATAAGCCTGACTCCTTGATTGCTCCTCTAGTAAAGAAGTTTTCCTTTCCAGTAGCGCCAAGGATTCTTTCCTTGTAGGCTACAATCTCTTTGTCTTTAAGGTAAGGATAGAGGTGCTTCTGAATAGAGCCGTCTGGCCCTGTGATGCAACGTACACCATACTTCTTAGCTGTTGCCTCTGATATACCCCTGTCCCGTAATGCCATGAACTCACCCTCTTCTGCAAAGGTGATTGGCTCGCTTGTAATTAAGTTGATATTACTATCTCCTGTTGGTATGTGACCCGTCAATGCTTCGTACTTTCTACTGCTAAACCTGTCGTTACATGCGAAACAGAACGCACTGCCATCATCATTGACAGACAATGCGTCACTGCTTCCACACTCAGGACACGGTTGATGGAGTTTCACAAAACTCAATTAACTTACTCCTCTACTATTGTTCCTTCAGCCGTCTCACTATCTAGTTCAGCGGATAGCTGTCTGGATAGCTGCAACTCAGCAGCCTGTAACGTCACAAGACGGTGGCTTACTTCACCCACCTCCTGTCTTATGTTAATCACATGGCCTACGATAGCCTTAGCTGTTTCAGATAGGTCATCTAGATTATATTCATTACCATCTACGGTGACTGTCTGCTGCTCTTCGCTCATGTTATCTCCTTTAAAATGCTAGTGATTCTACACTGGTAGGTGCTGCTGTCTCGCCTCTCTCAATTAGATTGAGGATTTGCACAGCCTGTAGTTGAGGGCGAATGATCTTGGTCATTTGTCCATACTCTTTTCTTGCCCACTGTACTGCAATGGTGGAGCCGTTACCTATGGAGGCGGTCGAAGGATTCTTATCCTTGTCTACAACAATAGGTGGAGCAATTTGAGATCCATCATTATTGTGCGCCCAAGTTGCAAACTTAATTACAGGGTCAGGTGTATAGTTTTTCTTTCCAGCCGCGTACAGAAAAGAATCAGAGAATCCTGCTTCCTTGAACATTTCAAATACATCATCTGATACAGCTAACTGCAACTCATACCAAGACTTGACTTTATTATAGTCAAGGTTGGGTACTACGAGGTGTGGGAAGTAGACCTGCCCTTCTATAATGTTAGGTGGGTTCATACTTTATCTCCGTTGTTGTTTAAAGTTTGGTTATAGTACTCCTTCAGGAAGGGAATGTACACATCTTTTTGCACATCAATATCAATTCCTTCTGAGATTTCTACGGCGTGTTCATCCTTACCGTAGTAACCTAAGAATAGTCCTGTGATTGCACATTTGTTTTCATACAAGATGCCCATGTATGAGGAAGAATTGAACTTAGAGTATTGATCTTCACTCATCTGATACTTACTCATTCGATACTACCCTCCACCAAACCATCTAAGAAGTCACTGAACAGGTTGGATAAATCACTATCATCTATCCGCCTATCATCTGTTTCACTACACTTATCATGGACAAATGAAATGAATTTACTTTTGGTTGACCCTAAGGGTAAGACAGCGTTGATGCGTAAGGCCCATAGCTGCGCCCACCAATCATCAATCTCTGCCTCAAACTCACCTCTCCATTCATCTGGATCTATGGCACTCATCTTAGCTCCTGTTGTGTTCGTTATTTAATTCTTCTTTACATACTGCTAGGTATATCTCAAGGAACGATAGCACGTATTCCCCATGCTTGAGAAGTAATTGAAGTGCCTCTTCTTGTACACTCTCACCAGCAGGTTCATCCATAAGATAGACCTGCGAATACTTTAGTACATGATTAGACACATCAATTATATTCTGCATGGTTAAGCTACCGCTAGTAGTGCGCCAGCCGTCAGACGTATTGAGTCTTCACGCTTGGCCTTGATTGATAGTATGCTACCTTCCGCTGTCTTCTTAGCAGCAGGTGCATGTGTGCTCCAATGTGTCATGGTGTTGTATACGGCCCAGTGTGTCGATCCTAGAGACTTTTGATCGTCAGTGGTGTATTGGTTCCACATGTACTGTAGCGCCCTGTTACGGTACACCTCAGGCTCTACCATGAGGTCATACACAGACATGTTAGGCTTGGCTAGCACAAACTTGCACTTAGCAGCCATCGCAAATACATTGAAGGCTTCACGGTTGGTGATGCTGTTCTTGTTCCACTCCTTCCAACGCTCTACCTCATGCTGATAGCTGTTCAATGCAGCAGCCAACTTACGTTGTGCATGTTCAGTTGACATGGTGAGTGTATGCTTGGACTTGTACATGCTGAAGTTATCTACAAAGACTTGACCGTTTGTACATACCATACGTACTGCACCTATCTGTAGTACAACACTCCAAGTACCATTGAATGAGGTGCGACCATTGATTTGGAATATACTCTCATCACCCTTGGCAGTCTCTATGGTATACTCAGGTAAGGTCAGTGTCATAGTACCCATCGCACCATCAGGTGACATCATTGAATCAACCTTAGCACCAGTACAGTTGATGCCTGAAGCCTTGCAGATATTAACCATAGCCTTGTAGATGTCTCCATACTGAGCACCTTCAAACTTATAGCTTGGTTTAACAACATACATAGGTGGAGTCATGTCTGAGCCAGTGACATGTAACCCTCTACGGGTAGGGTCTATTGCAGGTGATCCGTTAGTACTAGTGTAGTACATAGGTCTGGCCTCGATAACAGTGTTAACAATCTCAGGTGGATCAAGTAGATCTAATGGATGTTCATTAACTAAGTTACTAAGGGGTACAACATTTGTCTTGTTATCGTTTAGATATACTATGTTAGATGTGTTCATCTTGTTTTCTCTTTGGTTTTAAATTATTTATTTTACTGCTGTCTCTTTATTTACAATAGAGGGTAGCATACTAAGGTGTTACCTGTCGAACTTTTTTTTCTAAGACATGTAGTTTAGGCGATTGTAAGAAGGTTCAACATTGCACCTTCTCACTATGCCACTTACAGTATCGTAGGTTAAACCCGTCTCCTTTGTTATCTGTGCTGGTGTTAGCCCTTTACGGAACAACTTGATGCACTCAATAGCATGAGGTGTAGGCAGACCTGCCAATGGGTGATTACGGTGAGGCACAACATAGTCTAGATTATCTTGAGACTTGATAGCTCTCATAAACAGGTCAGTCATGCTTCACCACTTCGGTCATACCATGCCAGACGTTAATGCTGAACACGCTGCCACGCTTGTGATGAGGGACATACCAAGACCGCTTACCTAAATGCACTGCAAGATAGGAGCGACCATACTTGATACCGTAACGCTTCTTAAACTTTCTTAGACGATAGATCATTCTGAAAACTCCAGTTATTTAATTACCATAAAGCAGTAACCTTCAGGCACCTTGTACATTGTGTACTTTCCACGAAGGTAAATATTAGCAGACGCACCTACTCTTGAGTGGTCTTTCCTTTCAACAAACATCCAATCACCACGGCGCATACTTCCGAACAACTCTCTCCATACAGAGCGAGGTTGTGTGGTACGTGATGGTGCTTCACTTGTCTGAACTTTTAAATATGCTACTCTTTTCATTATACTTCCTCACTTAATTCAATTTGCCATGCTTCTATTTCATTTAACTTAGCAGTGTTAATAGCCTTATCTACTATTAATACTGCATCCTCTCTGCTGGAGGCATTCACAAAGAACCTCACCTCCACCATAAACTCCTGCTCTTCAGCGTCAGCCCAGTGCTTGTCAATTAAAACAGCATCACTTAGCTCACGCAATCTATCTATGTCACTCATTCAATATCCCATTCGATTGATTTATTGGTAACAGGGAATAAAGTAACCTCTTCTGTGAGAGTACCCAGACCCCTAGTAAAGTTAAGTACACGCATCACATCAATCTCTCTCATACTGAGCATACCTGCTATGTGCTTAACACTTTCATCATCTAGATTGACATTCTCCTCACGCACAATGTGCAAGGTAGTCCATCTATCTTCTGAATCTTTTACAACTTTTACTGACTTGACTCTATGAAAGTCCATCTTCTTCTTCTCCATATAGCTCTTCCCACTCCCAAGGTGTAATACCTGAGACAATAAACTCACGCATTTCACTAGACAGGTCAGGCATAGCATTCTGAATCAACTCACCTCCCTGCCAAGCCTCTACCTGCTGCTTAGTTACCGGCAAGTCCAAGATATGAACCCTGCCTGTAGCTATAGATCTTTTCTCAATTAACATTACTATTCCCCTCGACAGTCTACTGTTATTTTAATTGGTGGGTTACGCATCTCGCTAAGTCTAAATGCCTCTGCCAGTACATCTTGGCTAGTAGCATGACAACTTATTAAGATACCGTCATCAGATATAGACCAGCCATTAGAGCCAGCCTTCTCTACTAATAGTTCACGCTCCATAGCTACTCCTATGTTATTTAAATTAGCGAGTAGTTTAACAACATACTCAGGTTGCGAGGGTTCTATGCAGTCAAGTAATCAAGATGTACTTTGCTAACTTGTGTGCCATCTTTCCACTTGTTAGGTTGCTTCTTCGCTATCAACTCGCACCAGCTATTCCAAAGCCTTACACTGCGGCGTTGTCTACACGCATCAACATACGCTTCTATCTTCTTTACCTGACTCTCAGGCTTTAGCTTCTTACTAAACTTCAACACTGACTCAGGTATGCTGTACCTTCTGAGGTTGTGAACATCAATACAACCCACTCGCCCTGCAAATAGCTGGCAACAGAATCCAGCCTTAGCCAGCCCCATGCCATCAATCTGTATGAACACTTCCATTAGCTTTATGTCTAGCTCCCTGCCCTTGTACTGTGCCACTACAGCCATTGCATCTGAGTGCAAGCCTTCTGCTCCATCTTCAAGCCACGCCAATGTGTTGGCCTTATTACCCCACACAAACCTAGACTTTGCACCCAGCATCCTATAGTCCTGCATCTGACCACCTATTGCTGACCACGGTTGCTGAATAGATAACGCCACCATCATCACCATTAGCTTCAGATTTTCTGGTGACTTCTGTGCAAACTTATTTATCTTAGGGTTGTGCAAGTGAAACCCTGCCTTATCCTTACCCATGCGCTTTCCTCCATTCAACTCTGCGTACACGCTCCTCTTCACACTTCTGGAACAATCTACCTGCCCTAGCACGAATACACTCTTGGCTAAACTCCAATAGCTGTGAGTCCGATACTGCCTTCAATTTTGTGAGTACTTCACTAGTCATACGTTTACCTCGTATTTTATTTAGAAAATATATTCAGACCTACCCTCCGATAGGTCTAGTATATTGTCTAAACTTGCGCCTTCTTGTCTGCCCTTACCTTTAGCCAGTAGTGCTTTTTAATTTCCGCATCTAGCTTTAATGGTGCTACTCGCATTGCATTACGTCTACGCGCCTTCAATTTTGAGGCATTAGTGTTCCGCTGTACTCTTTTTGCTTGCTTTGTTGTCATATTTTTCCAATGGTCTAGTTAATACATTCATACCTATCATATAGATAGGCATGGTCTAGTAACTATGCCGCTTCAATCGCTTGTGCATTGTACGCTGCATTGAGTACCGCTAACGCTTGCTCATATGTAACCTTACTTTTTACAATGTTACCTATCGCCTTCTCTGCTTTTTGGATCGGTGTAAGCTTTTCAGTTTCTGGCCGTTCCATATCTACCCAGTAGCCAGCGACCGCACCAGTAACATCGGCATCTTTTCCGAATTTAAATACCTTATTTTTGGCATTCCATTCCAGACCGAACGCTTCGTAGTGCGCCACGTATTCCTTAGGTGATAATCCGAATGGCTTGCCAGCAATGTTACTTAATGCCGTAGCAATTGCCGCAATAGGTGAAGCGTTTTTGTGTTCAACCAATTGTTGGACTGCAAACTGTTCCGCCTCAAGCAGTACGCTTGCTGTATTCTCTTTGCTGATTTTGTTTAGTGCATTGTTTAGCTTTTTGATTGTATTAATCATTTTTTATAACCTCGTTTTGTTTTTGGAAATACTCACTATAATTAATGAGCATTCTGAAAAACAAAAAAAAGGGAATAGCACAATTACTATTCCCTTCTAAGTATTTTAAAAAATTAATATTTCGTCGAACCTTCTACTGTATCAACTCGCCGCTGTAAATTATGAAAATTAGCTAGGGCGCACAAAATCTGAACATTGAGCGGCTATATCTACCGCATGTTGCGAAACGTATTTACCGTATCGCTTTGTGTTCCTAAGCGGCTCTCGCTCCGCTTCGGTTTCGACTACTGTTCGATGATCTATCCCAGCAAAATAAACCGCAAACAAGCTAGGGCAAGTAAGCAGTTATCGAGGTCGGGCAGCGCTTTAATTTTGGGCCGACATCCATTTGAGATAGTCAATAACTAGCGGCCTTGCGGCATACGCAAATTGTAAGTGCGCTTTGCTAGTATAGTCTAGTCCGACCAAAATGGCCGCTTTACTAATCACGTAGTGACTCGGTTCAATTTTGCGCTATATGCCTAGGCCGTAATGTACCAGAATGCCGACAATGTAAAAGAGTGTTGACCTATACGCCCAGCAAAATTTGCCAGTACTTTTCGCATCGCAATGATTGGCGCGTACCTGTTACTCGAAAAGCCAGTTTTCCTAGCCAGCAAATCAAGTGCTCTAAACATCCCCGAACAATCCAATAACACCCATTCTAAGTGCTACCCGAAACGTATCCCTTTCGAAATACGCCTACCCGCTAATGCGGATAATTGAAACGGTTTTTCCGTCTCGCCATACTACTCTTTGGCGATGTGAGAACCTTAAGGGATATTATTTTAAATAGAAACACATTTGTAACTATCAATAATCGAGATTCAATAGGCAAAATCAATTGGACATGGCAAAGCACTGTACATCCATACAGTAAACCATAGCAGTATTGTGCCATGCATCTAACATGCCAACACGAAAAACTAAGGGGAAACTGTATATTTATACAGGCGCTGAGAGTGCGAGAATTGCTCTCTGAGGTATCTTATATGAAATAGATAGTACGCTATCAGTAAATATATTGGGGGTTAGATGGGAGTATAGGAGGGATTAGAATATGTATATATGTACAGTACTGGATAGATTTACAGTAGTTTAAATCTTTGGAATTGTTGAATATTTGGAATAGATAACTAACATTGGCGCACTATTTGGAATACTTTAAAATATTGTAAAGCTTTGGAATATTGTGTTCCATGTGAAACATTCTCAATATTTAAAATATTGTAAATAAGAATCTTTCTCATTTGAGAATATTTCTCA